CTGGGACTGTTCCTACACTCACCCCTACCTCGAAGAAGGAGAAGCCGTTACGGCCCTTGTAGACGCTGTACGTGGCCTTGTTCTTCTCAAGGTCCTTGATATAGATGATAGGACTGCCAAAATCGTCCAGGGTTTCTTCGATTTCTATAGACATTAGGTTCTCCCGTAGGGGCTCCACTTATTAGGACGACGAGACCTGTACTTGTCATTTTGTAGGTATGACTTCTGACGACGGGCCTGCTGCTCAATCTTCTGGTCAGCCCCACCGGCCAACAAAGAAAAGGAGACCGACTTGCTTTCAGCTAAAAGGTAAGGAAACAGGTGTTCGTCAATGTCAGGGACAAACTGATCCGAAATCGTAAAGGTCGGGTAGGTGACTCCATAGGCCCGTACCTTAGCTGTCGTCAAGGTCGAACTAATAGAAGATTCGTAAGAGTCCATAACCACATACTCATCATCGAAAGACGTATAGTACTCAGGACGTTTGTCGTTTTTAATACGAAGGTTGGTGCCTGCTGCAATGTCAGCTACGTTGTCGTAGTCAGACGCCACACGATCGACCATTCCCAGAAACTCTTCAGGTTCTTTCCAGTAAATCTCGTGGTACTCAAAAGAATCGTCTGAACTTGTGTCGTACCACACGCCAGTAATGTTGTTGGTGTTGGCAGGGTACTCAAAATGAGTGGGGCGGCTGCTGTCTGACAGACTCGTGAGCTTGATAAGGCTCTTGTGTTCAGGGATGAGCCTGTTGGTAACCATCGAATAGAAGGTGTCCTCGACAATACTAGCGATCTGGTCTGATTCTGTAGTCTCTCCAAGGGAGTTAACAGGTTCAGCGTCCATGTCACTGAGAATTTTTTGGACAATCTCAATGAGGGTGTACTTAGGCATTGCTACTTACCCCGGAAAACAGTTCATGGTGAGTTTGGCGCCCGCAAAGTCAGTGGTGTGGCTGGCGTCAGCCTTGATGAAAACCTCGATATAGTCATCCGTACTTAGAGAAACGATCGTGGAGATGGCATAGGTGTTCCAGTTGTTAGTAGCAATCGTCATGATACTACGGGTTCCCGGAATTTCTGTGCCATTCTTTGCCAGAGCGATTTGCAATTCCTTGTCGCCACCGGACGCTTGCTTAACAGAGGCAATAAACGTAGTTAAAGCAAACACGTTAGCTGAGCCATCGTAGACCAGACGGGCGTTAGGGCTAGTTGCCGCAGAGAAATTCTTGGAGGAAGCCACAGAAAAGGTGGGGTCAAGCAAAGTGTCCGACGTAGTAGTCGAGTGCTGGTAGGCAGGGGTCGTAGCGTCGAAGTCGATATACTCAGCGATGTGGCTGTCGGCAGGGGTCCACACTCCGCTGCCGGATCCGTTAGCTACGTAGACTTCCCCAGACGAGGCAGAGAAAACGCCCTTGGGTTCATGGATCTCACCAGATCCTAGTGCGTTATGGTCAATCGTCGCCACTTCAGTTTCCCCCTAAGGCCCAAAAGAGATGTAAGGAGGGGACCTAAGCCCCCTCCCCAGTTTTGTTTATCAAGCAACGACGTACTTGACGACCAGCTTAGCAGCACCAGCCGTAAAGGCAGCGGTGTCGTAAGTGGCCATGACGTAGCTGTCGTTGGACAGACGAGTGCCAACAAGGGCCCCGTCACAGTCAATGACATCGTCCACCGCGTCAATCGCAGTCAGAGCAATCGCGGAGTCGATACCGTCGTCGTCGATGTTGGTGCCGTCAGCCTGCTTCAGACCCAGGTCGAGGACAGCCGAGCCACCAGAGGTGAACGCGGTGTCAACAACAAGGTAAGCATCCTTGACGATAGCACCAGCCGGGATGACAGCAGCGTCACCCGAGGCTGCGGCGGTGTCAGTGTCGCCCAGTTCGGTGGCGTCAGCGATGTCAAAGACGTGAATCTTTTCTTCCGCCGAGGTGCCACCAGTCGGGGCAGGCGTTGCACGGTCAAGGCCGAAGCGAACTTCGAGACCGTCGTCGTTATTCCAGATACCCATGATCCAGTCCTCCCTTAGGAAACGTCAGTCGAAGTAACGACCGACACCATGTTTTCAGGACGGTACAGCTTGGTGCCGTAACGAGCAGTCGTCACGAACTCTGTACGCTGGTAGTCCTTGTTGTACTCGGTGTCAACCTCAGGAGGCTGACGCCACGCACCGATCAACGGCAGAACATCAGCAGCGGCACTGAAGAAGTAGCAGGGCTTACCTGCAGCCGAGCTAAAGTCCTGGTTGGTCGAACCGTCACGCTCAGGCAGAGCATTGTCGGTAACATCCGGCAGGAAGTTCGACGTGTAAACGTCAAAACCGTAGATGTTCTTGACAAAACGCATACCGGTGGCGATGCCATCAGCAACGATGCCTTCAAACATCGGGTTGTTCGAGACGTTCACGAGGTTGGTCAGAGTGTTGATGTAGTATTCAACAGACGGATCAACGATCGCAACCATGTTCTGCTGGGGCACGTTGGCCTTCTTCAGAGCATAGGCAGCATACGCAAAGTCCTCCAGTTCGATACGACCAGCATTGCCACCAGCCATACGGTGGTAGGCGCTGTTGACCTCACCTTGTGCGTTGGCAGAGTAGGCAGCTTCCGGCTTCTCCAGAAGGGTGGCCTCGAAGTGCTCCATAATGGCACGACGCTGCTTCGGCACAAACGAAGACACAAGCTCGTTCATGTAGAACATGTCCTGCTCGGCCTTCTTGGTGATGTAGTTACCCGACGAGATGTACTCGTCAATGGTGAACTGGAACTGACCAGTGTCGAGGGGACGGTACTGAACAGCAGCGTCCTCCGAGTAGTCGTCAGTACGGGCGTCACCGATCGAAGGGATCTTAAAGGTGTCGCCATCCGGGAACTCATCCAGCATACGAACATAGTTCATAGCCATCAGGTCCTCTTCGAGAATCTCCTTCAGCTCACGCGACCAGACTTCGGCACGGGTGAGGAGGGAGACGTTTTGAGTAGTCATCGAAGACATTAGTCTTTCTCCTTAGTTGGAATAGAACCTATCGCCAAGATTTACTCGATCCTGTGCGAGTTGATTTTGGATCTTGGGCGAATAGTACTGCTTGGGTTTGCTCCGGCGAAGGTCCTGGTAGTAGTTCCAGTTACGTTCCCCAGAACGGTTGAATGCTGCAGTCGTGTTCACCGACGAACTGGTGGTCGGATTCTTTTCTACAGCAGGAGACTCCCCTACCAAGCGCAAAAATGCAGAGGGGCTTTCAGCGGCAATCTCCTGGAGGCGATCGAGAGACATACCCAATTCCTGGGCACGTTCCTTCACAACCTTGGAGGCTTCAGTGCCGTAAGCCTCTGTGAGCGTATCGTTGACCTGAGACAGGTTCTGCTGTGCAGTTTGCTTTTGCTCACGCTTGCGTAGAGTCTCTTCAACAAGGCTTTCCAAATCACCCGCTTCTCCAGTGGTGTCCTGTTCGGCGGCACTACCTTGATCTTTTTCTTTTTGAGCGTCTGCAGATTTCGAGGAGGTAGGAGCCTCGGCCTTGCCCTGCAGTGTTTCAAGAAGTTGCTTGGCATACTCGTTCTTGGAAAGGTCCCCACGAAGTTCCTCAAGCTGACGCTCAAGCTCCTGAATGTGGTTATCCGCCTCAAACTTACCCTTGGCAATAACCTCCGGGTCCTGCCACTTCTCTCCACGGGCCTCTACCAGTTTCTGGACGTAGCTCTCTTGGGTTTCGAGGGCATTATCCTGCTGCTGGGTTTCTTCGGGCTGCTGTTCGGTTCCAGCCTGCTCGAATACATCAGACATATTTAGTCCTTTTCAAAGTTTACTAGGGCTTTGACGCGACGAATGGCACGGTTATGTCCATTAACATCGGCCTGCTCATAGGCCCAACTAGGATTGCTGTAGTCGGGCGTGTAATCCTGGAAGTCATCCTCCAGGACCTCTGCCAGCAGACCAAGTACTTCCTGGTTTGCCAGCAAAAACTGTTTGCGTTTTTCCTTCTGGTCTTTACAGCGTCCGAAGCAGCCTTCTGTGTTTCCATTTGCTCCAACACAGCGATGTTCTCAGAGTAGAGCTCAGGCTCGTCAAGCTCTTCGGCCAACAACCGGGCCATAACCTTACCAGACATATGAGGTGCAACGGAGGGGTCTTGAGCCTTGACCTGCATAAGTTGCTGCAGGGTTTGCACCCTCTTGGCTCTCTCAGCAAAGTGCCGGGCACCTTGAGGAACAATCTTACCCTTGGCAGTAATGTCGTCCTTGGTGATGCTCTTGAATAGCTGGAGCCCAAGATCCTTATTAACTACAGAAATGATGTCCTCGACCATAAGGTTACGTCGGGCGGACTCAAGCATGGCGTTAAGGGACGGGTCCAGGAACTGCATCTCGAACTGAGCAGCCTTGTGGTTGAAGATACGGTTGGCTGCATTGTCCAGCGTCTGTACCTCGAAGGCTGTTTTCTCGCCAGGAGTACGCAGACCCATGGCCATCTTAGGTGCACCCGCCAGTTCTTCCATCTTCTGTTCGATGGCCTGGATCTGTAGGTCAGCGTTCAGTGCTGTTGCGTCAGGGACGAGAGGACCAACGTCACCTTCCTCCCCAAGGTAGATGCGCCCGCCAGGTTCGTATTCGAAGTCCTCAACGTCGCCCTTGATCTTCAGCATCGGGAGCGCGATCTGGTCGAACACGTCAGCCTTCAGGTTCTCTAGATGGTCGATGCGATACTGCATACCAACAAGATTGTCCAGGGGCCCCATGGCGTAGAGGTTGTCAGGGCGCGTTCGCCACCCAGCATGAAAGATTGGGGCAGTGCCGAGCCAGGAGGGGTTAGCTACATCACTTACAACGTAGGCCCGGTCCACAACAGTGATGATGCGGTTCTTGTGTAACTTTGCCTCGTATTTGTCAAAGATGTCCCCGTAGAAAGTCAGGAACTCCACGTAAGAGGACTGATAGTAGTTTTCGATGCTACCGAAACCATCGGCCACAAAACCTTGGCTCTTATCAGTCTGCTCAGCCGAGCCCACCTCGCTACGGTTGTAGAGCATACGATCGAAGATCTTACTAAGTTCCTCGGAGTCCTCAAACTCGTTGGCGACCTCGCCCAAAGTCTTAATGCTACGAACAATCTTAGGCGTGTGCATGAAAGACGCAGCGGTCGGGTCAAAGACAATGTCGTAGGGGCTAATGCGGACCAGACTAGGGCCGACGTAGTTCTTTACCTGCTCCCCCGTCTCAAGAGTCATGCTCTCGTTTAGGAAGTTGACTGTGGCAAAACAGTTGCCTGTGAGGATCCAATCGTCAACGAGCTTCTCCGCAGTGTCACGGAAACCACTCTGAACGATTTTGTTGTCCATGTAGGCCTGGATCGTTTCAACCTTGGCCTTCGAGGCGCTGTCCTGATCCGAACCCTTCCAACGCATCCAGTTCTCGTTAGGGAACAACGCAGAGGTATAGTTTGCCTTCAGGTTGTCGTAGATCTGGGTTAGCTTGGGCGTAGTCGTGGAGTTGGACCAGGGCAGTTTATTGTTTGACGTGGTTCGGGTGTCCGTTGCGTACAGGTAGTCCCGAAGTTCTTTCTTTTCCTCCAGCCAGACACGACGATAGGTATTCCACTCCTCGAACTGCTCAGCGATCTGAGTAGCCTTGGAGTTAGGGCTGATAAGGTTATCGACGTCGAGGGCGCGTTTCATTAACACATCCTAATCTATTCATATATTAGTATAGCACAAGACTACAGAGACTGTCAACCCTATTAGAAGGCGCGACCACCGAATCTTTGGTGGAAAACTACATTACCTTCCTGGGTAGGACCTCGGCGCATCTGCTGGGCTGGCTTAACGCTGTGTTCGATAGCGGTGGCAAGAGCATCCTTTACGTCGTCGTGGGCCGGGTTCTGGCTTACGAGTTCTTCCTCAAGGGTCTGGGTGTTGCCTCCCTTGTAGTGGTAGACCTGGAGGTTGTCGTACCGAGGCACGAGCACAGCCTCCATACGCTCCTCTTTGGAGCCTTGGTGGCGCGTAGGACGAACTTCTTCTACCTTGATGGCCAGGCCGTGAGGTGCGATGTAGTCAGTCTTCAGAGACTTTACGATTGCAGACTGGGCGGCGGTCACCTCAGCACAGAGCTTACGGAAACCCCAGCGGTTATACAGGTGCAGGATGTGCTTGAAGTACTCGGAGATGTTCTCTGTACGGAACCTCTCGATGTCCAGAACGTAAACGTCGTTTTCCGAATCAACACCTACAACAACAATAGCGGTGTAGTCTGCACTCTTGCGAACAGAGTAGGCGAAGTCTACAGAGGCAACAAGATTGAGACGCTTTCCTGCGTAGTACCAGTGGGGTCCCTCCTGCTTGAGGAACTTACGCTCGAAGTACTGGAACTTGTCCACAGATATAGGCTGCTCGTCGGGGTTTTCAGGATGGTTGTAGTACTGCGCCCGGAACTGGGTCCTGTCGAGGTACTTACCGCGCTTTTGAGCCAAGATCCTACGATCGAACCCAAACCACTTTCCATCCTTACGTTGCTGACGAGGCCAAAGGAACTCACCTGTGCCATCACCGAAGTCCTCTACACCACGCTCGTAGATCTCGTAGATTTCATCCTCACCAATCTTTTCACCAGCGTCTTCGTCGTAGATGTCCTCCTTCATGTTCAGCATGTCATTGTAGAGGTCCTTTGGGTGGTAGCGTGTACCAACAACCCACTCATGGGCGTCTGCCCCCTCAATCGAGGACAGCAAAGAATACTGCTGACGGACCTTATTACGGCCCTCCTCGTTGTAGGCATTCTCCTGGACCACCACGTCATCTAGCACAGCATGCTTGTAGTCAGGCCAGCGGTAAAGATGCTGGGGTCTCGTACGTTTTCTTGCTTGCGTAAAGGGTGGTCCAGGGCAATCTCTGAGTTGGTCCAGCGGGCTCTCTTGCCCTCCTCCTTGATGACATGGTCAGGCCAATATCTACGAAAGATGTCAGAGGTGAAGATCCCCTTGATGAATGTAAGTTGTTTCTCGGCTAAGTTGCTGGTGGCAGAAATGTAGAGAACCCGCAGGGTAGGGTCACGGGTAAGCTCCCAGGCTACCCGGTAAGCAATCAGACGACTTTTACCATGGTCGCGTGGAAACAACAGAAGTTGGTGGTGTTTGGCATCTGGACGGGTCCACCAGTCAATAACTTCCTTGTGGCAGTTCCCCAGGACTTGCATTGGAGCCACCAACTGAATAAAGAACGTGAGGTCGTTCTCTGCGAGTTCTCTGAT